CAACCTCTGTTCATTCAATCTGCTGGACCTAACGGTTCAGTAGCCTGAATGTTTGTGGTTCATGATATGATAGGTATCTTACGATATCCATCATACTGATTCGCACTATTACAGTGGTTTTACTTTACTCGCAGTTGGTTCATCATCACTTCTTTTATAGTCGTGACGATGGGCGCTTGCTTTGCCATTGTCTTCATAGCCTTTCGTAGGCTTTGATGACGTGTGGCTTCACCGCTTTATTCTGGTTTAGTTTCATGAAGGTCGTTCTTACTACGTAAGAATTTAGAGAATTCACCTTTTCCAAAGTGAATTTTCTATGACTTCCATGACACATCCTTACTGACAGCGGTTATATTTCTTTTGAAATTAACCTTGCCAAGAGAGATGTGAATACCAGGTAAAGAGTTACTTAGCTTAACGCACTTCAACCTTTCTCGTCTTTCAGTAGTTTATAAAACTGCTGGAAAAGCGAGAGTGATTGGTATAACCAATTACTGGGTTCAAGTGGCACTATATCCTTTACATAAGGAAATCTTTAAATTTTTAGGGAAGTTACCTACCGACGGAACGTACAACCAACTTGGCCCTGTTTGGGCCTTGCGGGCTGATGGTTCTAAGTACTACTCTTATGACTTATCCGCGGCTACAGATCGTATACCGCGTCTAATTCAGAGAGATGTACTGTGTCAGTATATAACTCCTCGACTTGCAAACTTATGGTGCTCATTGGTGGATATGCCCTTTAAGTTTCACGACGACGTAGTAAAATACGCTGTCGGTCAACCTATGGGGGCATACTCATCATGAGCAATGCTCGCGCTAACTCACCACATGATTGTTCAGTCATCATCGAAAACATTAGTTGAAAACTATGCGATCCTTGGTGACGACGTCATTGTGCCTGAAGTGGCAGCCCCGAGTTATCTTGCAATAATGCAATCACTCGGTGTGGGTATTTCTTTGGCAAAATCAATTGTCTCTTCCGAGATGGTTGAATTTGCTAAGAGAGTCAGAAGTCTGGATGGAGAGGATCTATCTATTATCGGACCTGGACTTATTATGTCCGCGGTTCGACATAGATGGCTTAGTGCTTTAGTTCTAGCAGATTCTATACAAAAAGGTCTGTTTCGATGAACTGAAGCCCCTAATCTTTTAAGAAAAATCCCTGGGTCCTTAAAACCCGAGGATGATTCTTTATTTGGATCTTTGGTGCTATTTGGCCCGAAGGCTTTATTGCGTGACAGCCAAGCTAACGCGGTGTTTCCACCGGGTAAGGCTCGTGCTCTGTCGCAACTAGCAGAAGAAAGCAGTTGATCGCTTTCTCATATCGTTGACTTCCTCCAAAAGGAGGAATCAAAGAAGTGAGAAAGTGCACGATCAAGTGCTGCCGAAGACGGACGAATGTTCTCCACATTAGTGTGGCGATTATTCGTTCCTCGCTTCGGCGTGATCCTAGGACTGATTATGTTCCTAACTTTTTGGTTTTCTCCGATTCCTCCGTATGTGATACGTAGGATAGGAGAGATCCTTGAAGGTGAAGTCCCGTGAGCGAAGTACAACGACCGTAGCCGTTGAGACCTTCCAAGTATCATTCATGATTACTTGGATGGGCATCCTGAACTCTTTTGAAGTTTACAGGAGGCCCCGACACATCAGAAAGTGGTATCATGTCGTCGCTTTTACAAGCGGCTAATGAACTCATTTCCTTGAATGCCAGATCTACGCCCAAGGGTTAGCATCTCCTTCAAAGGTGCTACTATGGATAGACCTGCGCAGTTCTTTGGTGACGCAAGCATGCAAAGTAATTTAGGGCCGAAGTTTAGCTTCGGATCCCCCCAAGTTGGTGAGCAGATCATTTATGATCCGCCTGCCAAAAAAAGGTGAAAAACCTAAAAAGCACCGCATATTTGACGTCATCTTATAACTGGCAGTGGGGTGTCCATAGCTGGACCGTCT